GGGGCAGGACACATGGTCACAGGATGGTTTCTGTCTGAAGACGAATGGTACTATCTCAACCCGGAGGACGGGGCGATGCTGAACGATCAGTGGCTTGAATATCACGGTATTTGGTACTACCTGACTCATTCAGGAGCAATGGCGAAAAACACTTTCGTCAAAAACAAACATGGATACTGTTACATTAATGCAGACGGTAAATGGGACGGCAAATATGTTGAGCATCCTGGACCTGGAGTGGAGGTAATTGTTTATGAATGAGCCTGTACCTTATATCGTACATGAAAGTATCGTAGCAAGAATGGAACGTACTATTAAGCGTCTGTGGATTCTTTGCATTATCATGTTCGTATCTCTCGTCCTGACCAACGGGCTGTGGATATGCTACGAAAGATCATGGGAGGTGACTGAACAAGATGTTTCGCAGGATGTTGATACCGGGAATGGTGATGCCGTAATTACAGGCATAGGAGATATTAATTATGGCAAGGATAAAACAGAGGGTCAGAACTAAGAAACGTGTTCGTAAAGTCGGTGGTAGTTCTGGTTATGTATCGTGTAATATGTGCCATGGTACTGGAAGAGTAAAGAATTGGCGGAAAAAGGGATGAAAAATAAATTCGATTTATCGAGATCAGAACTCGAACACTTGATAAACGAATGGATTTTCTCAGAAAGAGACAGGGCTATCCTTAGAAGAAGATTCATCGACGGGATTTGTTATGAGCCGTTGGCAGAAGAATTTGAGCTTTCAGTAAGACAAGTAAAGAACATTGTTTATAGAGGAGAAGATAAGCTCTTTAAACACTTATAAGAAAATATGCACAAGGAAAAAACAAATCCTTGTGCATATTTTTTATTTACAAGGTACAAATATTTTTGTATAATGTTCTTGTAAGTTAAATAACGCTCAAACATGAGAGGAGAATATAAAATGAAGAATTATGAGACCATGATCAAGAGCCTTCGTGAGGGTGGTAAGTTCGAAATTATCGTTAATAGCCAAGGTCCCAAGTATGATATTGAAGATAAAACCTACTATGGTCAGAAGCCCAATCTCTGCTGCGGCTGGCAGTTTGAGTTTGAGAATGAGAAAGGAGAGATTGATTACAATTCAGTTTCTTGGTATCACGGAACGCCTGAAGAATATTGCGAGTCCTGGCTTCAGTATGGAGAAGATGCTCTCTTCGAAACTGAAAGATGGAATGGCTGGCAGCCAACCGGCAGAGTGGTTTTTAGAGGTTATGCAGAAGAATATTATGACTCCGAAGAAAGAGAGTGGTTTATTAAAGACGTGGAAGTAAAACCCACTCCTGCTAAAAGAATCTGGACAGAAGACGAGATCAAGAATCTTGTTCAGGTCAATGATAAGGTTCTCTATGGAGCACTTAAGAAACTCTATGCTTGCCAGACTGCTGAGGAGCAGAATGATAAAGAAACTCATGAGCAGAATGGAAAGGGATTTAATGGAGTAGATGCTCCGATTCTCTCCAGCTTCTGTGAGTTTCTTAATAAGACCGGATTTCTTACCCCTAAGCAGAAAATGCTTGCTCGTAAGAAACTGGTGAAATATAATAAGCAGCTTACCATTTTAGCAAATGCATAAAAACTGCACAGAATATGCCCACCGAGTTCATTCTCGGTGGGCCTTTTTTATTTTAGAATAATGTAGGAGGAAAAGGACATGAAAGAGTATATAAGAAGATTAATGGCTTGTGGATATTCAATGGAATATGCAAAGCAGTTATGTCTTGACTTTTCCCGCAATCTCCATTTGTTTGATTTAGATTATTTTATCTTGTCTATGGAAAAGGATAAAAACAAATGTGGATAAAGTATAATCCTAACCCAACTGGAAGGACTGTAGGGGATTGCGCAGTAAGGGCAATTTCTAAAGCCTTAGATATAGACTGGGAAACAGCATATAATTTAATTGCCTCAAACGGTTTTGCCATGGGAGATATGCCATCGTCAGATAGTGTGTGGGGATCAGTTTTAAGACAGAATGGTTTTTATAGATCAGCCATACCAAATCGGTGCCCAGACTGCTATACTGCGCGTGACTTTGCGCACGACAATCCAGTTGGCACGTTTGTATTAGGGTTCGGTGGCCATGTAGCCACTGTTGTGAATGGAGATTTATATGATTCATGGGACAGTTCAAATTGTATACCGATTTACGTTTGGTATAGAAAGGACTAAAAATGGCCTATAACGCTTATTTTCCTGCTACTTATCAACCTTTTTATTCTCCATATCCGCAACAGCCGGTTCAAAATTTGCAACAACCACAGCAGCAGATGATGACTCCGCCTACGATCAGGGCAGAGATTGTGCAGGTGGGAAATAAAGCCGAAGCACTTAATTTCCCTGTGGGCGCAGGACAAACTCAGATGATGATTATGAAAGATGACTCTGCAATCTTCATTAAAAGTGCATTTGCCAACGGTCAAGCAAATCTCGATGAGTACATTAAAAAGCCGCATGAAGATCCTGTCTCTGCGGAGTATATTACGCGAGCAGAATTTGAACAAAGACTTTCAGCGTTGTTAAACCAGAGAAAGGAGAATGGAAATGGGCAACCTGTTTCAGTCACTCGGACAGCAAGCACAACGGCCGCAGAATCCAGCGCAAATGCTTCAGCAGGTCAAATCTGATCCTGCCGCTTTTCTCAGACAACATGGATTTAATGTTCCGCAAAATGTAAATATTCATGATCCAAATGCGATCATAAATAGCCTTATGCAATCAGGTCAGATACCGAATAACAGATATCAGCAGGCCATGCGTATGCTTCAGGGCATGAGGCGCAGATAATTTCGTATCTTCCGCCGACGGGTGCGCAACGTCAGCGAGGATAAATATAAACACTGACTATCGCTTGAGATAGTCACTGACCGCAAAAAATTAGCGGTAGAAAGGATGAAAGTTATGGCTCTTACTGATGATAACAGCGGAATCGGAGCAACGATGCTTGTAGGCCCGACTGGCTACGGCAGCTATCCAATGATGGGTGGTTACGGTGGCGGCATGGGCTTTGGCGGCGACTGGGCGTGGATTCTTCTGCTTCTCCTGATCGGCGGTAATGGTTGGGGAAATGGTTTCGGAGGCGGCTTTGGCGGCGGTCTCGGAATCGACTTCCCATGGCTTCTGAACGGACAGAATGGAATCAATAACAATGTCAATGACGGCTTCAGAGATGCACAGCTTCATGACTCCGTTACTTCCGTGCGTGATGGCGTGAGCAACCTTGCCACTCAGCTTTGCGGATGCTGTGGCGACATTCAGATGGGTATGGCAAACGGTTTTGCAGGCGTTCAGCAGTCTCTTTGCAATGGCTTCGCCGGGACTACTGCTGCTGTGACCGGAGCGCAGAACGCTATCACTCAGCAGATGAATGCTAATGAGCTTGCAAACCTGAACCGTTCCTTCGCGGAACAGACGGCAAACATGCAGGGCTTCAACGGAGTAAACACGGGTGTTGCTGATCTTCGTTACACTGTCGCAACTGAGGCTTGCGCAGACCGTGCCGCTGTTGGCGATGCGCTTCAGAACGTTACAATGCAGAACATGGGCAACACCAATGCAATCGTGAATGCCATTACCGCCGGTATCCAGTCCATTAAGGATGACCTGTGCCAGGATCGTCTTGATGCCGAGCGCAGAGAGAATGCGAACCTTCGTTCCGAGCTCATGTACGCTCGCGGACAGGCTTCTCAGACTGAGCAGACGGCGGCGATCCTTGCCAACAACAATGCGCAGACTGCGCTGTTCCAGCAGGGTCTCAACAACGAGGTGGATGCCCTGTATAACAGACTGAATTCCTGCCCGGTTCCTACTACTCCCGTTTACGGTCGTACTCCTATCTTCACCTGCAACAATGGCGGATGTGGATGCGGATGCGGTAACGGCAGCTTCTAAGGAGGTGCAGCATGGCGTGTGAATTCTTGTATAATCCGATTCAGGAAGTGGCGCTAAATGCTCCTATCCTGTTCGATACATCTATTCCCTGCAATCGTGGTAATGTATATCACGAGGGCAATACTGGGAATTTTATTCTCCGTGGTGCTAATACCAACAATCCGTGTAACTGCTTCGCGCAGTATCAGGTGACTTTCAATGGTAACATTGCCATTCCGGAAGACGGCACGGTTACGCCGATTGCTGTGGCCATTGCCGTCAATGGGGAACCAAGGCTCACGAGCAGAGCGATTTTTACTCCTGCGGCTGTGGAGGAATTCGGCAATGTGACCAGTACAGCGATCATCAAGGTTCCGAGATGTTGCTGTTTCAGTCTGAGTGTGGATGCTGTTCCCGCTTCGACTGATCCGACAGTCACGCCCGCACCCGTGATCGAAGTACAAAATGCAAACCTGACAATCACACGGATTGCATGAGGAAAGGAGAATGGAGATGCACAAACTGTATGAATACGTTTGCGATGAGCTTAAGGACCTGGAAAAGAAAGCTGAAAAAGGCAATCTTTCCATGCAGGAAATTCAGTATGCCGACACTCTGGCTCATCTTAAAAAGAATCTTATGAAAGCCGATGAAATGATGGAAGACGAATTCGGTGAGTACAGCATGGCGTACTATCCAATGACTTCTTATGCAGAAGAGGGCGGCAACAAAGGCAGATATGGTATGGGCCGACGTAGCGATTATTCTTATGCAAGAGGTCGTGGCAGAAATGCTAAACGTGACAGCATGGGACGTTATTCCCGTGAAGGCGGATATTCTTATGCAGACGATGAGATGCAAGGAATAATTGCAGACATGCGGGGTATAATCTCAGATCTTCCTACCGAAAAGCAGCGTAAGGTAAGAGAATTTATCGACAATATGGAGCGCATGTAAAGGAGGTGGCCTCTTGTGATTACTGAACAAGATCTGCAGGAGGCCATTGCCGAATGCTTGGGCCAAAAGAATCCAAATGCTTCCACTTGTATAAAATTGGCTGCATTTTACACGATCAAAAATGAGTTATTTCCTAATAAAAACCAGCCAGATTCTTTTCCTGTAACATATTCCTATGCCAGCTCGCCCGACATAGAATATGATTCAGGTACTGAGTTCAGCGAAAGCATAAAGGGTAAAAATAAAGAAGATCTTTTTAGAATCATGGATGAGTTAATGTCCACCATTCAAATTCTTCAGCCAAAATTATATAATGGAGTACTTAGAAAAATAGACGGCCTTTAAGCCGTCTATTTTTATTCTGGAAAATTGATGTCCATATAATCTTCATAAAGTGGATACCAATCCGTTTCCTCCATCAAATCTCCTATTTCACATTTTAATGCTATACACAATTTAAGAATAGTATCTAATCTTGCATGGTCTATTTTATTAGTACCTTGTTCGTAATATTGCAGCGTCCTTACATTAATATGAGTCATTGCCGCCAATTCTTGCTGCGTAATATTTCTCTTTATTCTCAATTCCTTTAATCTAGTCATAGAATAATACCTCCCAACAAATAATATCATAATATTTGTAGCTTGTACATATAAAATTGCACAAAAAGATTCCACCATTCTTGTGAAGGTTGCCTGTGTACATTTTTGATGGTACTTGATATAATGTCCTTGTAAGTTAAATAAGCCTTTGATAAGGAGATAGTAATGAGAAATTATTTGAAGGAATTTGAAACCGCACTCAATAGCGGAGCATCTGATCATGAATTGGAAGCTATTATCGACGAGGCTTGTGAAAATATCGAAGATGATCAGGAATATAGCGATTTTTACGAGTCTGCTATCAACATGATGCGGAGGTAAAAATGAGAAAATTTATGGTACTATATGCAAGAGGTCCGTCGAGAAATTGGACTATGGATGTAGATTATATGATTGTTGATGTAGATGGAATCGAGCTTTATGCAGAAGCATACATCGATATAGAAAATGAAGTCGGAACTTATGACTGCTTAAAAGAAGAGATTCTTAGACAAGCAGAAGAGCAAGAAATTGATACCAGATCACTTGTATTTGTGTATGATTAATAAGGAGGAAAATAAAATGACAAGAGAAGAAAAGTTGTATGCACTTAATGGTGCCGCTCTGATCACGATCGCAGATAACCTTGGAGTTAAAGTTAAATGTAACCGTACGCGCAGCGGTCTTAAAGAAGCCAAGTCGGCAGTCATTGAAAGAATTCTCGCCGCAGAAAAAGCAGCAGAAGAGAATAAGCTTGAAGAGAAGGAAGAGGTTACTCCAGATCTTGCTTCTGAAGCTGCTCAGGCAACCGACATTACTCACGATATGCATGAAGATGAGTGGGAAGATAATTCTTATGATGAAAAGCAGGAAAAGGCTGCAGAATCTGACAAGACTGCTGAGGAAACTGTAAATAAGAAGAAAGTTGCTAAAGCAGGAAATAAGGGGCCGAAACCTGGAAGAGGAGCTCAGCTGGAATTTGATGGAAGATCTCAGAACATCTGTGCCTGGGCAAAGGAACTGGGAATTTCTGCAAATACCCTTTACGGAAGAATCTACCGTATGGGATGGTCTATCGAGAAAGCATTTACTACTCCCGGCAGAAGTTAATGCTATAATCACAATATCGCGTTCTCTGGTACCTTTAACCATTTCTTAATAACTTATATGCCAAATCCGAGAAGCCCTTAGAAAATAATTCTGAGGGCTTCTATTTATATACAGTTAAAAGTGCACAATTTTAGTTACAGAAACTTGTATGATCTGCTATATGTACAAATATATTTGTACTTGATACAATGTTACTGTAAGCTAAATGATGCTCAACCACTTAATAGGAGGAAAATAAAATGATGAATATGTCTGAAATGCTCAATACCAGCCAGGATTTTAATGCTCTTCTTGAGAGTGCGCGTAAGATTCAGTCTGACTGCAAAGATTATAAGGTTGCTGCAGATGCTATTCGCATGGATGATACTCTGAATCTCAACTTTGAGGATAAATCTCTTCCTCTCAGTTCTCTTGCGACTGGTCATCTGTGTGGAAAGCTGAATGTGCCTTCCAGATATTTCGGCAGACTGGTAGATGCCCATCAGAATACACTTGCTGCAGCTAACATTAACTGCTGGTTAGCCGGTGATAAGAGAACGTTCTTCCTCAGAGGATACGGAGATCATATCAGAGGAGTTCTTTCTGGAAGTTATTCGGTATATGATGCTCCTGAGATTCTGACAACTGTAAAAGAGGTTTTTGATCCTGAAACTTTTGTTCTTAAGGGATCATTCATCAATGAGGAAAGACTTCATCTGAGACTCATTGAGACGGAAATGATGAACGTCGAAGGAGAAGATCTTTTTGCAGGAATTACCCTCGATAGTTCTGACGTAGGAAGATCAGGACTGCAGGTCAAGTTCTTCATCTGGAAAAAAGTCTGCACCAACGGATTAGTAATTGCAAAATCCAGTGCACGTCTTTTTAAGCAGAAGCACATCGGAATTACCCACGAAGATTTTGCAGAGGGATTAAGAGAAGGTCTTGAAAACTTCCATGCTTTGAAAGATAAGATCGCGGAATCTATCAGAGAAACGAGCAAGATTCCGGTAAATCAGGACATCGATGAGCTTCTTGAAGAAATTAAGGATAAGACCAATCTTTCCGATCAGGCAGCAGAAAAAGTCGTAGAGCTTATGCAGATCAAATATGCTCCCACTAAATGGGGACTGATCAACGGAATCACTGAGGTTGCTCAGGAATTTACCCTGGAAACACGGCTTCAGCTTGAGGAAATCGCGGGCAGCATGCTCGCGTGAGTACGGAGGGACTCGAAAGAGTCCCTTTGCTATTTTGCACAAAAAATCAGTGGAAATTTGGTTGTTCTGCAGATGTACAATAATAATGGTACTTGATATAATGTTCTTGTAAGTTAAATGAGCCTTTGATAATAGGAGGATATCATAATGAAGGAAGAGAAAATCATCGAGAAGATCAAGAACCTGTTTGACCTTGCCGGAAATAACCCAAACGAGAATGAGGCAATGGCCGCTGCTCTCAAGGCGCAGGAGCTTATGGCAAAGTACAATATCAATGCTTCTCAGATCAACACCGAACCCACAGATAACGAGCTTTTCCATGCTAAATTTGAGGACAGCGCCAAGCACGAGATGAAGAAGTGGAAGACCCGTCTCTGCCAGGTGATTGCCAAGAATTTCTGCTGCGAGGTTTATCTTTCTGGAAGTGCGGTTGTGTTCTATGGATATAAGAAAGATGCAGAGATTGCTCTTGAGACCTTTGGATTTCTGTATAAGGCCGGAAATAAACTTGCAGTAAAGTATTACAATAAGTGCAAGAAAGAGTTTAAGGACACTAAGGGAGTCATGAACACCTATCTTGCAGGGTTTGTAAAAGGAATTCAGGAAGAACTTGGAAAGCAGTGCACAGCACTGATGATCGTAACTCCTAAAGAAGTAAAAGACAGTTTCGCAGAAATGTCGGCCTCATGGAAGCACAAAAATGTGAATCTCAAGACCAACGGTATTCATGATGGAGCATATGTCCAGGGAAAACAGGACGGAAAAGATGCTATTGGAAGCAAGACTCTCGAAGATAAAAACATGCAGTAATGCATGCTTTTATTTTTAAAAATTGATTAAAGGGTATGTACAAATATAATTGTACGTGATACAATTATCTCAGATAAAGAAAGGAGATAAGATCATGAGAAAATCTTATAGGAAAGCAATGAGAGACAAAATGACGAAAGATGCATTTGCTGCTTGCGTCAACGAAATAGAAGGAATCGTAGTTCTCAGAGAAATTGCAGTAGAATTTGGATGCAAAATCACTGAGTCTATGAGCAAAGAAGATCTTAGAAATGCTATCATCGCAACTAAGGAGGTATGATATGAAATGGTATCTCAGAATCACAACTAAAAAAGGAGTTATAACTTTTCCGTATAAAGGATACAGGACAAAGCGCGAAGCCATTGAGCAAAAGAAACTCGCGGAACAGGACAAGCAAGTTATTTCTGTAGAAATTATAAAGGAGGTGTAAGATGACGGAATATCGGATCATGGCGTATTTCTCAGAAGTTTACGGACCAAGAAGTTATAAAAGAAAAGTTGTTACTACAAAAGAAGAAGCCGAGAAACTTCTTCAGGAAGCGTTGGAATATTACTCAAAATATAAATATCTGATCAAGGTCGTCATTGAAAGCAGAGAAGTTACAGAATGGAGGTAAAACATGGGAAGATCGTGGGAACAGAAAAAAGCATATCGTAGAAAAAGAGCAAATGAATTAAAAGATTTGATGATTGAAAATATTAAAAGATGCGATAAAGAATCTTTTAAAAAGCACATGTCCACCGCACGTAATTATATGACCAAAAAGGAAATCTCTCCATTATATACCGCGTTTATCACTCACCATAATAACTGAAAGGAGAAACTAATGAGTAAGGATTGGTCAAAAGAACAGCTTGAGGCAGTAAGTCAGTATATGAAGATCCACGGTCAGATGAGTTATGAGGAATTTTGCGAATTTCTGGCAGATTGGGAAACAAAAAGACAGTATTATTGGAATTTCCTTGAAAGATTAAGAAGGTCTGGAGTAATTAATATGTTTGAAGCTACTTCTTATCTCATGGAAAAATTTGGACTTTCTAAATCTGAAGCAAGTAAGATTCTTAGGGATTGGATGAAAAATTATAATCCTGATGATTATAAAGACCTGAAGTAATTTCTCAAACTCTGTCGGTAGCATAGATCAGACCGTCAGAAAGGAGAATAATATGGGATATGAAAGCAGAATTTATATTGTAGATAAAAGTGATCTTGCATGCATTAAAAATGGAAAACGAATGGTTTATTGTGAAATGATTGCTCAGTTTAACTTGAGTAAAGTTCCTAAAATCTACGAAAAAGTGTCTGCATATGATGATACTGATGGATATTTTTATTCGAATGGTAAAGAAATAGTAGAAGATTTGTATGGAAAGCCGTTAAAAGAAATTCCAGTTCGAGATATGATTTCCATTATTTCTGAAGTAATGAAAGATGATGCTTTTAGAAGATATAAGCCTTGCCTTAATCTTTTGAAAGGATTTAACGTCAATCATTGGCAGAACCTCGTTGTTTTGCATTATGGATATTAAAGGAGGAAAAATTTATGACTATGAAGATATTTGTTTACAGCAAGAAGACCAATGTTAGACTGGCGGTTATTGTAGGAATTGTTTCTGTAAATCTCAATGCTGGACATCAGATCATTTTTACTTCCAATAGTGGTGAAACCTTTTCTTTCGATACAAGAGAAGTTAAGACTACCTCCTATCAGAACTGATAAAAAGTCAAGATCAAGTCAAGATCAAGTCAAGATGATTTTGGTCATCTTGACTTGGTAAAAAGTATGGATTTTATTATGTTTTTTGAGAAAAAAGTCAAGAAGTCAAGATCATTTTCTATACCTCAAATTTTTAAGGAAAATCATCATTATTTTTTGATGTTTTTCCTGAATATATAAAGAATAGGGAGTATCTTGACTTCTTGACTTATCTTGACTTTTTAGAACAAAGATAAAAATTTTATTCGTTATAAGTATTTACATGGTCATAGCTATATGATACAATATTATCGTGCTAAATTCATACGATAAAATGTTTGGAGGTGATTCCGTTGCAGATAAGGGCTCCGACTAATGTTAACCTTTTAAAAGCCAAAATGATGGAATATGGACATGAGTTTTATGTGAAATCCCTTATGGACTTACTGAAAATCAGTCGTACCACTGCATCACGAAAACTCAAGGCTGAAATTCCATTTTCTCAAATAGAGATATTGAAAATAAAAATCAAATACCATCTTTCTTCAGAAGAACTTGATAAAATATTTTTTAGAGGAGAACAATACTATGAAGATTTCTTATAATGCAGATGCTTCTATTATCCGTCCAGCGCATACTCCTAAGAAGAGTGAAGAGATGATCGCTATTGAGGAATTCCTTGGTTCTGAGAATCAGAATATTTGTTTTGAATATGACGACGAGGATACCGCAAGAAAGAAGAGAAACAACATTGCAACTCATGCCAGAAGAGATGGCTTTGCTGTTAAGGCGCTTCTTAGGGATAACAAAGTCATTGTGATCAGAAACGAAAAGAAGATCGAGAATGAGTAATGTTGTTCTTTATCCTCATCAAAAAGAAGGACTGAAGCAGGCAGAAAACCTGAATCATGTGGCTTTTTATTGGGATATGGGACTAGGAAAGACTTTTGTTGGAGCCGAGAAGTTGATACAACTCGGCTCCAAAATAAACTTAGTCATATGCCAAAAATCTAAAATTCAGGATTGGATAGATCATTTTACAAATGTATGTAAGATTCCTTATATTTATAATTTGACAAACAAACAGGAGTTAAACGAGTTTTTGTCAAATTGCAGAGAATATAAAATAGGAATTATCAACTATGATCTTATTTTTCGACGTCCTGAATTAAAGCAATTAAAAGATTTTACCCTTCTTTTAGATGAGTCTTCGTTGATTCAGCATGAGACTGCTAAACGATCGAAGTTCATTTTAAAATTATCACCAAAAAATGTTATTCTTCTTTCTGGAACTCCAACTGGAGGAAAGTACGAAAATCTTTGGAGTCAACTTCATTTATTAGGATGGAAAATTTCTAAAGACATGTTTTATAATCAATACGTAAATTATCATTGGGATGATTCTAACGGATTTCCTTTAATGGTGATTGATGGCTATAAAAATGAAGAAAGACTCAAAAGAAAAATGCGAGAATGCGGATGCCAGTTTTTAAAAACAGAAGGGGTTTTCGATCTTCCAAATCAAATTCATCAAACTATTAATGTTCATGTTTCTAAAGAATATAAAAAATTTCATAAAGATTCCATAATCACTATAAATGATCAGGAATTAGTTGGAGATACTGTTCTTACTAAAATGCTTTATGAAAGACAGCTTTGCGGGCAATATTGTGATGATAAATTTGATGCATTTACTGACCTGATAAATAGTACGAATGATCGCTTGGTTGTATTTTATAATTTTAATGAGGAACTACATAAATTAAAAAAGATCGCTGAAGAATATGGACGAGAAGTTGGCTTTGTAAATGGATCAGGTCGGTCCATGTATGCTTATGAAGAATGTACGGATGGAATATTGTTTATCCAATATCAAGCTGGTGCAATGGGGTTAAATTTACAAAAAGCTAACAAAATTGTATATTTTACTCCTCCATTAAGCAGTGAGCTTTTTGAACAAAGCAAAAAAAGAATCCACAGAATTGGACAAGATAAAACATGCTTTTATTATTATCTTACATGCAAAGGAAGCATTGAAGAAAAAATATATAAGGTCCTTGCAATGAGAAGAGATTATACGGAAGCTCTTTTTGAACTTGAAAATCATACAAAAAACCAATAAAATTTTGTTTATAAAGCTAATATATAAAGGCAATATATTTTGTTATTATATAGGAGGAAACGATGTTTGAAAAAGTAAATCCATCACATCCTGATAAAATTGCTGATAGAATTGCAGGAGCTCTTGTGGATGCAGCATATGAAAAGGAGGAAAATCCGAGGATTGCGGTAGAAGTTCTGATCGGACATGGATGTTGTCATATTATTGCAGAAACATCCATTCATTTTGAAAATGAATTCATAGAAAGCATCGTTTCACGAATAACCGGCATTGATCCAAGTAATCATTTTATTATCATTTATGATGAGTACCCGCAAGATGAACATCTTGCAGAAAATCAAAATAAGAAACTTAGATGTGGAGACAATGGGATATTTAAAGGTCAAGTGGTTACCACAGAGCAATTATGTTTATCTGCATTTGTCAGAGACTTATATGAAAAATATCCGTATGATGGGAAGTTTATTTATAATGTAAATGATAAAATTGTAGCATGCCAGAGTAACATAGATTCTAAGGTTTTAAAAGCTATTTTGAGAAAGCCCTTTTTAAATTCGATTATTATAGTAAATCCTTTGGGAGACTGGACTGGCGGAATCGATGTTGATACGGGCGCAACGAACAGAAAACTTGGTAGTGATATGGGCGATTCAGTTACAGGAGGAGGATTGCACGGTAAAGATCTAAGCAAAGCAGATGTATCAGTAAATATATATGCTCATATTCGTGCGAATCAGCTTGGAACTCCTGTAGAATTCTCTTGTGCAATTGGAGATGAATATATCGATGGTCTTCCTTATTCTGCGATTGTAGAAATTGCTAAAGATTATATTTTTAATCAGTGTGGTGGATTCGAAAAATTTGCAGAATGGGGACTCATTTGATGGGACCTGAGAAACTTTTTGAAACTAAGGTAAAGAATTTTATTTTTGAGCAAGGAGGATGGTTAGTTAAATTTTTTGCTAATCGAATGACTAAGAAAGGCATTCCGGATATTTTGGCATGCGTTAATGGTTATTTTCTTGCCGTAGAAATAAAAGCACAAAATGGAAAACCGAGTGAACTTCAGATCCGTAATTGTGAAAAGATAAGATCATCTGGAGGACAAGCATTTGTTCTATATCCTTCAGGGTTTAATGAGTTTAAGAAGATTGTCAATGATATGAATAAAGATATTTTCCACAATAAACCAATAATTATTAAATAAAGGAGGCATGTATGGTTAAAACCGAAATTGATGATAAGACTTTTATTACAGAATCTCTTATGGCAATTAAGAGAGAAGGCATGGAAGATCTTATTGCATTTATGGACGACTGCGGATTTTTTGATGCGCCGTGCAGTACGACTTATCATTTATGTTCTGAAGGCGGTCTTGCTAAACATACTCGGAATGTAATGGAGATAGCAGAAAAGGTAGGAGTTTCTCTTTATGGAGGAAAAGAATACAATAAAATCCATGATACAGTAGTACTTTCTGCTGCTCTTCATGATCTTGGAAAAATGGGTCAGTTCGATAAGCCCCTTTATATTCCAAATCTGCTTAAAAATGGAGAATTGGGCAGTAAGCCTTATAAGTCTAATCCTGATTTATTAAACATCCCCCATGAAGTAAGGTCTATCGTAATTGCATCTATGTTTATCGATCTTACTGAAGAGGAACAGTTTGCTATTCTCTATCATAATGGACTTTACGGAGATTTTAAATATGAAATTTCCGGAAAAGAAACTCCGCTTTATCTGATTATTCATTTTGCAGATATGTGGGCATCTCGTGTTATTGAAAAGGAGGAAAAATGAGTTCTATTATAAGAAGCATGGCAAGATCGTTAGCAAGAGAAATGATGAGAAAGAAAGGGTTCGTTAAAGAAGCAAGAAAAGCCGACGGCGGTTTTAGCAAAAATTGGAGAAAGCATGCTCATTACTCATGGGAGGCAAAAAGATGAAAGGTATGACTACGTGTAAAATTTGCGGAAGAGATTTTCCACTTCTTGCAGAAGAGCATTACATTGCAAGAGGCATTGAAAAGAAAGGTGTTATTCCCGCATTTAGCGGTCAGGATGAAGCTATGCAGTATGATGCATTTGATTGCCCGCATTGTGGATGCCAGAATGTCATGCAGGAAAGAAAGTTTGCACTTGAAGCAACGGTTTTTACTGAATATGAAAATGAAGAAGAGGAGAAAGAGTAATGGGTCAGCTTGTTTATATTCTTGGAAGATCAGGAACCGGCAAATCTTATTCCATGCGGAATTTGGATAAGGGATCATTTGTCCTAATTAACGTACAGGGGAAAATTCTTCCTTTTAAAGGTTCTGGAAAAGTTATCAGTGTAAATTGTGATGATTCTGCCGATATCGTTACTTATATTAAATCTTACTCCAAGCAATTTAAGATCATCGTTGTTGACGATTTTCAGTATGTTATGGCAAACGAATTCATGCGCCGGGCCATGGAACGTGGATATGATAAATTTACTGAGATTGCTCGTCATGCATGGGACATTGCAGAATGCGTAAGGTCACTTCCTAAAGAGGTTATCGTCTATGTTATGTGTCATACAGATACTGATGCAGATGGCATCGAACGTCTTAAGACTATTGGAAAACTTCTGGATGAAAAGATCGTGCTTGAAGGTATGAGCACCATTGTTCTTAAGACCAACGTGTCAGATGGAAAATATTGCTTTGTTACCCAGAATAATGGAAAAGATACTACGAAGTCCCCTGCCGGAATGTTCCCGTCTTACGCTATTGATAACGATCTGAAATACGTGGACGATAAAATCAGGTCATATTATGAATTTGATGGTGCTAAATCTGAAGAAGAAATGGCCGAAGAAGATGATGCAGCAAAGACAGATATTCAGCCAGAAGAAAAAAGATCAAGGAGAAGCCGTCGTGGCAAAGAGGAAGAAGAAAAGCCTTCAAAAACATCTGAGGAAGAAAAGAAAGAGGAGTCAGGAGAAACTACAAAATCAGAAGAACCCGAAACTCGAAGAAGACGTCGCAGAGGAGAAGTGACAGAACCTCAGAATGAAGATTTTATGGACGTTCCTGAAGATGCAGGTGAAGATGGAGTGCCGTTTGATGAGCTCGAAAGAAAACCGAGAGAAGAACAGAAATCAGCAGAAACTACATCTTCTGAAGAAGAAAATGATGCTCCTGTAAGAAGACGTCGTAGAAGAGCTTAAAATAAGGAGGAATAAAAATGGATTTTAGTAAATTTGATCAGCAGGTGGATACGAAGAAACTTGCTCAGGAAGCGGAAGAGATTAAGAAAAATGGCGGTACAGGAGATTTTCCTGAAATTGAAAAAGGTAATTATATTTGCAAAGTAGAAAAGCTGGAAGTCAAAGAAACCAAAGACGGTCGCCCAATGCTTTCTGCTATGTTTAGAATTGTTGAAGGCAAGCACAAGAAACAGTGTCTTTTCTTTAACCGCGTGCTTTATGGTACACAGAATGATGCCAATATGATTGCCGGGGCTCTTACTTGGCTTGATAGTCTTCAGCCGGATATCGATCAGATCATCACTTTTGAAAGTTATTCTAAATTTAACGAATTGGTTATGGACATTGCAGAAGATGTCTCTACCCTTACGTATGAAGTGGCTTATGATCCGAAGGCATTTAATTCGATTTCTATTGCGGATGTTTTCGAAGAAGAATAAATAAAAATGAAGAAATGCCAGTCAGTCTAAATAGTTGGCTGACTGGCATTTTTATATAAAAGGTCATATTTAATTTTGTTAAAAATTATCAATATAAACCATAAAATCAATGTGATATAATATTTTATGCGGAGGATTGATAATGCTTAATTTTTATGATTTTGAGGTCTTTTGTAAAAATTGGCTTGTTGTAATTATAAACCCCATAGAAAAATCTGTAACAAAAATATGGGACGATAATGAAAAATTATCTAATTATTTTTATGAGCATGACGAGGAAATTTGGATAGGATATAATAACAGAAGATACGACCAATATATCATGAAAGCCATTCTTCTCGGTATGAATCCAAAAGAAGTAAATGATTGGATAATTGTTCATAATAATGGAGGATGGCAGTATTCGAGTTTATTTAACCAGATCAAAATGATAAACTTTGATACAATGCTTCGAACAGATTCAGGATTAAAGCCTCTTGAAGCATTTATGGGAAATGATATTCGAGAAACTTCAGTCCCATTTGATATTGACAGGCCCCTTACAGAAGAAGAAAAAAGACAAACAGAATTTTATTGTACACACGACGTTGAACAGACGATCGAAGTCTTTTTAAATCGAAAAGCTGAATTTGATGCCGCAATGGGGCTTGTAAAAATTTTTAATCTTCCATTGACTTATATGGGAAAAACAGGTGCCCAAAGGGTTGCAAAGATTTTGGGAGGAAAAGGAAAAAAATTTGATGATGAATTCCAATTTCCAATGGTACCGACCATGAGACTTGGGAAATATCAGTATATTGGAGATTGGTATAGAAAACCAGAAAATCAGGATTATACTAAGAAACAAAAAGACGTATCTGTAGCAGGAATTCCGCATACGTTTGCGTGGGGAGGAGCACATGGTGCCATAAAACAATATTATGGTGAAGGAATTTATATTTTGGCTGATGTTACGGCTTATTATCCATCGCTTCAGCTTAGGTACAAATTAGGTTATCGCAATATGGCAAATCCTGAGAATTTCGAAAAGATTCATGGAGAAAATCTCAGATTTAAGAAATTAGGTGATAAAGCTGCTCGTCTTCCTTATAAGATTGCAGACAATGCAATTTCTGGCCAATTGAAAGACCCTATATCTCCGCTGTATGATCCTCGTGAAAACAATGCGATTTGTGTAAACGGTCAGCTTTTACTTGTTGATTTAATAGATAAACTCGAAGATCATATAGAAATGCTTATTCAGTCAAATACTGATGGTATTCTATTTAAACTAAGGTCCACAAAAGATTTTAATAAGGTTGATGATATTGTTTACGAGTGGGAATGCAGAACGGGAATGAAAATGGAGTTTACCGTTTATAATAAAGTATTCCAAAAAGACGTAAATAATTATCTTGCTGTTGCTCCAAATGGAAAAGTTAAAACTAAAGGCGCTTATACAAAATCGTTAAGTCCTGTAGATTTTGATCTTCCTATCGTAAATAAGGCAATGGTAGATTATATGACAAAGAATATACCAATTGAAAAGACCATATATGATTGCGATGAGCTTAAAATGTTTCAAAAGGTTTTTAAACTTTCAGGAAAATATTGGAGGGTATGGCACAATGGAAAACTTTACGTTGAGAAGTGCTATAGGGTATTTGCGTCAAAAAATCATTCCGATACTTATCTCGGAAAAATGAAAGGCCCAAATATGACCATAGAACAGTTTGGAAATAGTCCGGATCATTGTTTTATCGACAATGGAAATATAAATGGGAAAAAAATTAGCTCTGATTTAGACAAACAGTGGTACATAGATATAACTAAGAAGAGATTGCGACAATATGGGGTGGCAATGTGATTGAATTATTTCGCGGTTATGTCCCTACAAAGAATAAGAAATGTCTTATTAAATTTAAAGGCGTGCCCTCTTCAGAACTTAAATCATATGAAGAAGTAAAAACCTTATCTGAGTATGCCGGAATTCTTGCTGAAGACGTCATATTAATAGATATAGATGACTATGAGCAATCTGAAATTCTATTCAATATTGTAGACGATCTTCAGTTGCGGTGTAGAGTGTATGAGACAAGTAGAGGCAAGCATTTTTTGTTTAAAAATAAGACGTCTGATGGTGCAACAATACAAAGTACCTGTAAGATAAAAACTTCTCTTGCCTGCGGGTTAAAATCTGATATAAAAGTAGGCTGTAAAAATTCTTATTCCGTTTTAAAATTTAATGGAAAAGAAAGGAAAATTTTATATGATATATTTGAAGATGAAGACTATGAACCACTTCCAAAATGGCTGATGCCTATAAAATTTTCTGCTGAATTCATCACAATGGAATCAGGAGATGGAAGAAATCAAAGTCTTTTTAATTATATCCTTACTTTACAATCTGCGGATTTTACTGTAGAAGAAGCCAGAGATACTATAAGGATAATCAACAAATATATCTTGAAAGATCCCCTTGATGATTCCGAAATTGAAACCATCTTAAGAGATGAAGCCTTTAATAAACCTATATTTTTTAATAGGAAAGGGACTTTTTTATTTGATCGCTTTGCTACTTATATAAAGAACAATTCCCACGTTATAAAAATAAATGGGCAACTCCATATTTATAGGGATGGAATTTATGTAAATAATCCAAAAGCGATAAAGTCAGAAATGATAAAACAGCTTCCTGGGCTTAGCAAATCGAGACGAGATGAAGCATTGGCATATCTCGATCTTCTTATCGAACAAGATACCGAACCGAGTGGAGCAGAATATATTGCATTTAAAAATGGAATTTATAATATTGAAACGGATGAGTTTATAGGATTTTCTCCTGATTATGTAATAACCAATAAAATCAATTTTGATTATGTTTCTGATGCTTATTCTGAAATTACAGATAGAACACTGGATAAATTATCATGTAATGATAAAGATATTCGAAGCCTCTTGGAAGAAGCAATTGGTTATACATTCTATAGAAGAAATGAGCTGAGAAAAGCATTCATTCTTATAGGCGATAAATCCAACGGAAAATCTACTTATTTGGATATGATAAAAACTTTATTAGGAGATGAAAATACCTCAGCTCTTGATATTGGTGAACTTGACGATAGGTTTAAAACCGCGGAGCTTTTCCATAAATTGGCGAACATTGGAGATGACATCGGAGATGATTTTATTCCAAATGCGGCTATATTTAGAAAGTTAGTTTCTGGTGACAGAATAAATGCAGAAAGAAAAGGTCAAGATCCATTTGATTTTAACAGCTATGCAAAGTTACTTTTTTCTGCAAATAATATTCCACGGATCAAAGATAAATCCGGAGCTGTACAAAATCGACTGATCATTATTCCGTTTAATGCTACTTTTTCCCCAGATGATCCTGATTTTGATCCTTATATCAAATATAAATTAAGAGCACCGGAAAGCATGCAATATCTTATCCAAGTAGGATTAAGTGGATTAAAATATGTTCTTAAGCATCAAAAATTTACGGCTTCCGAAAAAGTACAAAAAGAACTTGAAGAATATGAAGAGTTTAACAATCCAATTTTATTGTTTTTTAAAGAAGATATTAAAATTGAAAATGAACCCACAAATGTTGTCCATATGAAATATACTGAGTTTTGCTTGCAAAATGGGTTTAATCCTTTAAGCAACATTGAGTTTTCAAAGCAAGTGAGAAAAAGATTCGGCTTTAAAATCGTTAACAAAACGATTAAAGGTAAAAAGTATAGGATTTTTGTAAAGGAGGAAGAATGACAAGAGAAGAAAAAATTAAAAGCTGGCCTACTGAAAAATTTATATCATGGCTAATAAAAATAGAAAGAAATGCTATAAAACATGCAGATGATTTGAATAATGCGCCTGATGAATTTTTAGCTGTAGATTGGTATGAATTTTTATCAAAGGAGGACGACTAATGAGGATAATCCTTGAAGGAGCTGACGGTACAGGAAAAACAACTCTTGCTAAAATTTTGGCATATAAATATGGTTTAGACGTTTGCCATTGTACTCAATATGACCCAGCAGATTACGATTTTTATCGTCAATCAATAAGAAAAAATAATGTGATATGGGATAGGCATACCGTTGGTGAATTGATTTATCCTAACATTTTTAATAGAGAACCAAAAATTGGGACTGAAGATGCCAGATTGGTCATCCATTATGCAAAAAAAGAAGGATCAAAAATCTTTATTCTTACCGAAGATTTGGAGCTTATACAAAAAAGGCTTATTGAAAGGGGAACAGAAGATGAAAGGATTTTAAAAAATATAAAATGGATAAATGATCAATTTTTGTTTTATGCCGATCAGTTTCATATTCCTGTAATTAGTACTTCTAAAATGACCCTTAATGAAATTTTTAAATTAGTGGAGGAATGACATTATGGCAAAGCAGATTTATAACAAAACGCAGTTGACCCCGCAAGATGTTTTTAATAGACATATTTACCACAGGGACCAGTTTGCGCATTATTTCAGATGGTCTCATGTTCTTAAAAATGCTAAGATCGGTCAAACCATTCTCGATTTTGGCTGTGGAACTGGAGAAATGCTTGAAGTATTTTACAGGAACAGATATAGACCGAAGAAATATCTCGGGCTTGATATTAGAACAAAGACTATTAATGAGAACAAAGAAAAGTTTGCCAACCTTGATTTCGCTGAATTCAGGCAAGCTGATCTTTGTCAAGAAGGACTTGACCTTGGACAGACTTTTGATACTATTACTTGCTTTGAAGTAATGGAGCACATTGGTCACGCCAATGCTGATAATTTCCTTGACAATATCGCATATCATTGCCGCCCTGACACGATCGTTTATCTCTCTACTCCTAACTATGATCCAGCTACTGGAGCGGCAGAAAATCACATGCTTGGGCCCGACAGAGAAGTAGGTGAATGGGATCATTTTGAACTTCAGAAAAAGCTCTCTGAATACTTTACTATTGAAAAGAAATATGGAACTTTTGCTTCTATTAAAGATTATAAGGAAGATCTTGTTGGCTGGAAAAAAGAAGCCTTTGAAGAATTAAGGAAATATTATGATACTAACATGCTTGCAGTAATGATGGCCCCCATGATTCCTGCAGAACATGCAAGGAATTGTCTGTGGGTCCTCAAAGTCAGGGAGGACTAATGGGAAAGAGATATAAAGTAATTTGTCTCTGCGGAAGTACCAAATTTAAAAAAGAATTCATGGAGCAGCAGCAAAGGTTGACGCTTGCCGGGAATGTAGTTTTAAGCGTTGGAGTTTTCGGGCACTCAGACCATGTACGTCTGAGTGCTACCGAAAAAATAATGTTAGATGATATTCATAAGCAGAAAATCTGGATGTCTGACGAAATTTTTGTGATCAATAAAAACGGTTATATTGGCAAATCAACCCGAAGTGAAATAGATTATGCTGTATCGCTTAAAAAGCCGATAATTTTTATGGAGGAAAATCATGAGAGAAATAGATCAAATCTATTTAAATCTCTGTAAAAAACTTTATACAGAAGGAGAGGATGTAGGAAATACGTTGGAGTTAAGCAACGTACAAATTACTTTGCATAATATCGAAGAAAATATAGTAGGAATAAGAAATCTCTCTGCCTCTTATCTTTTAGGAGAATGGCTGTGGTATTTTACAGCAAGAAATGATGTAAGGTTTATTTCTAAATTCGGTTCCGCATGGGAAAAACTAACGGATGATGGAATTACAAATAACAGTGCGTACGGGTATATAATGATGAAAAAATTCGGATTTGACCAAATAGGAAAAATCATTGATCTTCTTAGGGCTGATCCGAATTCCAGAAGAGCAGTCATTAATCTTAATACTCCGAATGAAGATGTTATAAGTACTAAAGATGAACCTTGTACGATTGCACTGCAATTTAGAATAAGAAATGGAAAATTATATTGTACTACAATGATGAGAAGTAATGACATCTGGCTTGGTCTTCCATATGATATTGCGTTTTTTACAGAGCTTCAGATGTTCATCGCAGACGCATTAGGAGTGAAATATGGTACATATACTCATTTTGATGTAAGTCTTCATGTTTACGACAGGGATATACCAAAAATTCAAAATATTGTTTTCCATAAATTTAAAGAAAAGATCATAAGCCTTAATAGAAAAAAGTTTCATAAATATTGTCGTTCTACTGCAGACTGTATAGATTCCCTTTGTCACATGGACTATGACTCGTCAGCAATAAGAAAAATTACATTGAGCGTTGCAAAAGAAATATTTGATTATAAGGAGGAAGAAGTACATGAAGATTAAACTTATCGATTATGGATATGAGCATCTTCCAAACAGAGCTCACTATAATGATGCAGGAGCAGATGTTTGCGCTTGCCCCCATGATGAAGAGCAGATAACTATATGGCCATATGAAACCATAAAAATACCTTTAGGGTTCGGGTTAGAAATTCCAGATGGATATATGGCCTGTGTATTTCCAAGGAGCGGATTAAGCTGTAAAGGAATAGTATGCGAACTTCCTCCTATTGATTCCGGTTACAGAGGAGAAATTCATGCCATTGTTAGCAATCTCAGTGGAGCAAAGGTTCAGATCAATAAAGGTGATAGAATCGGTCAGCTTGTAATTCTGCCGGTAGTTCTTGCTGATTTTGTGTCAGATTTAGGCCAGGAACGCGCTGGGTCAGGCTTTGGATCAACAGGCATATAAATTATAATAAAATAGAAAGAATGTCCGAAATCGCGATATTTTAATTATAGGGCATATACAGTTAAAAGTGCACAATAAAAAATTTAATTGTTGTGCACTTTTTCTATATACAATTATAGTTGTATTTGATATAATATCCTTGTAAGTTAAATAAACCATTGCTTATAAGGAGGTTTTAAAATGCGATTTGACAAAACAAACGGTAAAGAAGCAAGATATATGGTCACTTTATATGGCTGGAATGTAGAAGATCATTATTATTGTGACTCTTACAAGGCTGCGAAAATGATATTTGATGAAATTAGTCATAAAGATCATGAAAAAGGCGTCGCATTAAGTATCTATGATATGAAAAAAGATATTCGCAAAGCATTTATAAAGTTCTAAATAAGCATTTAGATGGATGGCCTAAAGAGTAATCGATACGCGATCTCGGGAAACAGTCTGCCTGTATCCGTGTGTTGGCCTGAGCTCCTACGGGAGATAACGGTAAGGACCCGAGCATCCATCTTTTTTAAGGAGTAACTATGGCAATAAAGGGTGTTACTATTAAATATAAATATAAAAATCCAATTGCTTTTGTTGAAGATATTTATCTTTATGGGTTTGAAACCGACAATAATAGAGATTTAAACGCCATCATTTCTTACAAAGGCCATTATAGAGCCAATCGCGTGTTTCAAGATAAATTGGGGCCGTATTTTATTCATTATAATCAAAAATATTATATAGAAAATATGGAGGCAATAAAATGAAGATTTTGCGAAACATTCTGATTGATCTTTTAGTAATTGCTATTTTCATGTTTTTATTGTGTGCTGAAAGCATTGTGGATATTGCATTTAAGTCTGTGGGGTTATAATATGAAAAAATTAATTTTGATGAGTTTATTGGCATGTTCTTTAATGACATCTACTGCGAATGCTTCTAATATGAAACACCTTGGAAATTTTAAATTGACTTTTTATTGCCCTTGTAAAAAATGCTCCGGGTCGTATGGACATAGTACTTCTTCTGGTGCTTATGCAACAGAAGGAAGGACAATTGCTGTAGATAATAATATTATCCCAAGAGGAGCCCACGTTTATATTGAGGGCTGGGGAGAATTTATTGCAGAAGATAATGGAGGAAAATGGGTAAAAGGACATCATGTCGACATATTTTTAGAAGATCATAATAGATGTCTTGATTCTGCTCATGGCATAAAGCACGCGGAAGTATATTTAATCAATTAAAGGAGTAAATCATGAAAGAATGGGGAACAAAAACAGTAGAACATGATTTAGAAGTAATGGGAAAACGCAGAATTACAGACATCGGGAAACTTCGGGCTCTGAGAAATGCCGGGTGGACCATCTGTAAGATTGCGCGAGAATTTATCGTGACTGAGTCAGAAGTAAAGCGTGTTATGAAACGAGAAGGAATTTTATGAGCGGTGTGATCGGAACTATTATTGGTATGGGACTCGGCTTCGTGTCAGGATTTGTGGTCGGTTTTGCATTGGGAGGTGATTATGAGTAAGTTTGCAGTATGTATCCATACGGCGGCAAATTCTTTTGCGCTGTGGATTGTTATGGATGCGGAAACTGCATCGGAAGCAGTGGATAAGATACGAAGTGAATATACAGTGCATGATGTCGCTGGGGTCTATCAGGAGGTGATACGGAATGAATAAACAGGAAGCAATTAATGAGTTGACTCAATGCGCTGAATTCTGCCCTACAACGTTACTGGCAGAGGCATGTCGGATGGCGATGGATGTACTCAGCGCAACCACAGACGATAAGTTACCGCATGACTGCATAAATTGCCGCCATAAAGACAGAACACCGGGCATATATCCATGCGACCGATGTGAGCAACGCTATAGCGGTGTTCCGAGCAAGTGGGAACCGAAAGAGGGGTGATGATATGCGACTTGTGGATGCAGATTGGCTTAAATCCGTCATGTTGGATGAGCCGACAGAGTGGATGACGAAAGAACAGTTAGTGCAGTTCAGGGCAATGATTGACCTTGCCCCGACGATGGATGCCGTCCCGGTAAGACACGGGCGGTGGATAAAAAAACGATACTGGAGCGAGGGCGCAGGTATGGGCGAAAGATATGGTTACTACTACAGTTGCTCGAAATGCGGAAATTTAGTGTGTGGCGGGTACGACGAGTGCGGCAAAAAGTATTGTGACGAATGCGGCGCACGTATGTACGGGAAGGGTGGTGAACAGACATAAACCTGCTTGAATTACTACGAGACGCAGACAGAAAACTGGATACTGGAGAGATTACCATAGGCGAGTATGAAAAAATGATAGTGCCATTAAAGGATGCTGTCCCGGTAGTAAGATGCAAGGACTGCAAATGGTACAATATGGGCGAGTGTGAGCATAAGTTAGGGCTTATCTGGGCCAATGACGAAAACTATTGCAGTCTTGGTGAACGGAAGGACGGTGACGGGAATGGATGATGCGTTAATATGGGTTGTGGCGGTATTTTTGGTACTTCCGTTTACTGCATTGGCGCTTATGTCTGCATTGGTAATAATTAGGGTTTTGAAAATGATTATCGAGGAAATAACAGGGTGGTGAACAGTATGACTGAAGATCTGATAAGTAGACAATCGGTGTTGGATGCTATAAAAAAACTGGAAAAATATGCGCCGACGGCTCAGTATTTGAGCGCAATATTTGACTGCGAAGACATTATCAAGGCATTGCCATCCGTACAGCCGGAACAACTTACGGATACAGAACAAAGAATCTTTTTAGCAGCGATGAGCAGAGAAGAAAAGGTTTGTAAGAAAGTAGATGAAGAATGGGTAAGTGGTGACGAAGAATGTGAAATCAGTCTCGTTCACATTTGCCATGAAATCATAAGAAAGGTGAAGGGTGTATTATGGGCTTAATTGGCAGATAGACATTGTGGATTTTGCCAAGTCAAGATCAGCTTTTTCATCTTGACTTTAACTTGAATTCATCTTGACTTTAACTTGACTTTTTATACGGTTATTTATGTAGTTTTGTGCGGTTATTTATGCATACAAATTTTCTTCGTGCATAAATTTATGTACTTTTTATTCGTATACGGCTATTTATGTAGAAAAAGTCAAGATAAAGTCAAGATAAGTCAAGATCAAAATTTTAATCTTGACTTATGATTTTTGTTGCGGTTGACACGTTTTTTGAGCCTTAAGTCAACAAGTCAAGATGATTTTCTTATACTTGAGATTTTTAAGGAAAAATGCTATTAAAAATTTATTATGTTTTTTTGCCTAAAAATATAAATATATAGGGTTTATCTTGAATCTTGACTTTTTTAAAGGTTAGGCATCCGTATACAATTTTTGTTGCAGTATACAATTAAATTGTCACATGTTATAATTTAATCATGTGAGGTGATGAATTGTGGCAGCAAAAAGTGCGCAAGCAATCGCGACTAAAGACAATTTAATACGTATTGCAGCATGGACACGAGACGGACTAACTGAGGAGCAAATCGCAAAAAATTTTGGAATCAGTTATAATACGTTTAAAAGAGCAAAAAAAGATCCAGAATATGGCGAGCTGATTACAGCTGCCTTAATTCAGACCAAAGACGTCGTTGACATGGAAGTCGAGAACATGCTTTTAAAACGTGCTCGCGGATATGAATATGATGAAGTGACCGAAGAGTATGAGATGGGCGTTCTTGTCAAAAGAAAAGTAACGCACAAGATGGTAGTACCAGACACAAGCGCTCAGATCTTCTGGTTGAAAAACAGACAACCTGATAAATGGAGAGATCGACGCGAAGTCGATAACACAGTTGCTCTTGTTAAACTCGATGAAGTTTTGGGCGAGATCAAGGGAGTTGAATAATAAACCAGATATGACATTTGGCCTGGGAAGACGACATAAGAGAACTGGGAGTTGCAATCCGTATTTAACGGTAAATGCAGGGGGGTCGTTGTTAACAAGAGTGGTTATCTTGTTATTTACAAATAATTATATTGCGGTGGCGGAAGGGGTAGACGTACGGTGAAGCGAAGGAAAATCCACGGAGGGTGAACCCTGTACAGGGAATCTGCTACGAGTACCGGAGAGACGACATAACCATCATGCAGGGTTCGAATCCCTGCCCGCAATATCTGCCTAGCATCGCGGGCAATAAAGAATAACGATGCAGTGACGCAAAATGTCTAGGGAATGATTTGTCTGCGTCACTTACGGAATGTGGTGCAGTTTGGTTAGCACGCTAGTTTTGGGAACTAGAGGCCGCAAGTTCGAATCTTGTCATTCCGATTTGGAACATAACTTGTCACCTGAGAAGTCAGCAGGTACCTACAAGTACGAGTTGAAAAACAGAGAATCCAACGGATAATTTTGACTGAAAACCGTCTATTTCTCTCATGAAGCCGTATTATGTTTGGGCTTATATGTCGTGAAGCGAGATTCGATTCTCATATGAGATGGCACGGTAAAATTCCGTGGTTAGGATACTTTTATCTTAATAATGCTCATAGCGCGGTCGGGACATTTTTCTAGGGAATGTTAAATATGGATTGGTCACCATAGCCCGTAAAGCCTTATGGCTTATAGACCAAGGCCGTAAGGATGTTGATATAGAGTAGCTAAATTAGGGAAACGCCATATCAACAAAACCAAATAGAAATGAAATATTACAAAGCAGTGAACTGTTCACAGAAATTAAAAAGGAAGCCATGACCGAACGCGGTTGTCAAGTAGGAATGGAGTAATCGCGAGTGACGAATCTCTTTGTGATCGATCTTTGGAGGGACTGCCAAATTAAGGGCTATCGCCAAAAGGTAAGGCAACGGGCCTTGATCCCGTCATCGTCTTGGTTCGAATCCAAGTGGCCCTGTTAACATGGAGAATATGTTATGATAAAATTAAATAATCTTCGAATGGGAGAAATTATTAGAGAAAATAGAGATAGATTAGATCTTTCTGTAGAAGATTTAGGAAAAGAAATTGGAGCAGGAAAATACTCAATTATGCGATGGGAAATAGGAGAAAGACTTCCACGCATAGATTATATCGTAAATATGGCAAACGTATTTGGTTGTAAAGTTACCGACTTGATCGTTGTTGAAAAGTAATTTATGGAGCCTTAGCTCAGGGGTAGGGCAGTGGTCTCATAAGCCATCGGTCGAAGGTTCGAATCCTTCAGGCTCCATTTCGTGAGGTATGAAAAATGCCGTTTACAGAAAAACAGCAAGAGTTTTTTAATAATTGTAGTCATCGATGGAATTTTAAAACAGGCGCTACGAGATCAGGCAAAACCTATGGCGACTATTTTTGGATTCCAAAAAGAATACGAAACAGGATCAATAAACCAGGCTTGTCTGTTATATTGGGAGTGAGCAAGAGTACTATTGAAAGAAATATACTCGAGCCTATGCGAACAATATGGGGACAGGACCTGGTTAGAACTATTTCAACAGATAATACATGCTACTTATTTGGCGAAAGAGTTCATTGTCTTGGTGCCGAAAAAGTATCTCAAGTAAGTAAGCTGAGAGGCGCATCAATTAAGTACTGTTATGGGGATGAGGTTGCAGAATGGAACAAAGAAGTGTTTGAGCTTCTTAAATCACGTCTCGATAAAGAATACAGTTGTTTTGATGGAGCATTGAACCCAGAAGGTCCAAATCATTGGCTGAAAGAGTTTCTTGATTCTGACGCTGATATTTACAATCAGCATTATATGATTTTTGATAACCCGTATTTGCCTGAGGAGTTTGTGACTCAACTCTGTAAGGAATATGAGGGTACAGTTTATTATAAAAGATACATTGATGGAGAATGGGCTCTTGCTGAAGGTTTGATTTATCCGTTCTATGAGGATTGTTTTGGATATGCTAGTGGAAACACTCCAGAAGAATATTGTTTATCCATTGACTATGGAACTTTAAACGCTTTTGCTGCAATACTTTGGGGTAAATTTGGGGCTACCTGGTATGGTTTAAAAGAATACTATTATTCAGGACGAGATTTAGGTGAACAGAAAACAGATGCAGACTATGCGAGAGATTTAGATGAATTTACGGGCAGCCTTGAAGATCTTGAAACAATCGTTGACCCATCCGCTGCATCCTTCATTACTCTTCTAAAGCGAAAAAAAGGAAAGTATAGGGTAAAGAACGCAGTTAACGACGTAGAAAACGGACTTCGTGAAACAGCAGTAGCTCTTAAAAGTGGAAAAATAAAAATCAGTCCTAATATGAAAAACTGGAGAAAGGAAGCAGGAGGATATGTTTGGGATCCGAATTCTGTAAAAGATGCGCCATTGAAAGTAAATGATCACTTAATGGATGCCATGAGGTATTTTGTAAAGACTAAACGAATTGGTAAAGTCATTGAAGAGTACCATTCACCATTTGGAGGTAGACGATGATGATTTCTACTCCTATAGAGGTTTGGACAGTTAATACAAAGATAGGATGGTTAGTTAGGCCAGATTTCATAAATCAAGCGATCGATGAGGCATTGATTGAGACTATTGGCGATAGATGGATAGTGCATGGAATGAACGCCACGACGATCATTAAAGACGGTGATTATATCGTGTGTTATAAAAATGGAATTGAAGTTTATACGAAAGAATTCGTAGAAGAAGCTCGTAAAATTTCTAGTATAATTAAGGAGTGAAGATGCTTACTTTTCAAGACTTTGAAAAAACGACGGATAAAGCTCAATTTGTGAGTACTGCCATCGCCGAACACCTTAGAAGTGAAGAATACAGAATCGCAAAATCGGCGGATGAATATGACCATCAAAAGAATGAAACTGTCTATAATTATGTGAGAATTGTTTTCAGTCTTTTGGGTACTCCTATTGAAGATTTTACGGCAAGCAATAATAAGATCGCATCAAACTTTTTTCATCGCTTAAATACTCAAAGGTGCACGTATCTGTTGGGAAATGGAGTTTCTTTTTCTGATAATACAGAAGAAGTAATTGATGAAAATGGTGGAAGAACAGTCATTGATAACACTAAAAAATTTCTTGGAAAGCATTTCGATAAAGATTTAAAGTCTCTTGCATATTATGGTCTTATTCATGGGACGTCTTATGGATATTGGACTGAAGATACGAAAAAAGGAAATCGTCTTCATGTCTTTAAACTTACTGAGTTTAAAGGCCTTTTTGATGAAGAGACCGGAGCATTAAGAGCAGGGATTAGATTTTGGCAAATTGATTCCACTAAGCCGATGTTCGCAGTCTTATACGAAAAGGATGGCTATACTAAATTTAAGAGTGAAAGCGGATATGCTAGTTTCGAAGAGATTCAACCTAAAAGAGCTTATAAAACCATAGTTCAAACTTCTGACTTTGACGGTGAAGTTATTGTTGGTGAAGAGAATTATACTGAAATTCCAATTGTTCCATTTTATGGCAGTGAATTAAAACAATCCACACTGGTTGGTATGCAGCCTGGAATTGATTCATTTGATCTTATTCGTTCTGGTTTTGCCAATGATCTTTCTGACTGTGCACAAGTATATTGGCTGCTTGAAAACTGTGGAGGAATGTCAGATGCTGAAGTCGAACGTTTTAGGGATCGTTTAAAATTCAATCACATAGCAGTAGCGGATACGGACAACTCTAAAGTTACGCCATATACACAAGAGATTCCATACCAAGCTCGGAAGGAATATCTTGATCATATTAGGGCAGGTATCTATGAGGACTTTGGAGGTCTTGACGTTCATACTATAGCAGCGGGCGCAACCAATGATCATATTGATGCTGCATATCAGCCAATGGATGAACAGGCCGACGAGCTTGAATATCAAGTCATTGAGTTTATGGACAAGCTGCTTGAGTTAGTTAGAATTGAAGATACTCCAATATTTAAGAGAAACAGAATCTCGAATCAAAAAGAGCAAACCGACATGGTTCTTTCTGCTGCTGACTATCTTGACGATGAGACGATTCTTAGCAAACTGCCGTTTGTCACTGTGGATGAAATTTATAAGATACTTGCGAACCGAGACACTGAAGACAGAGATACGTTTGCAGAAGATGACGGCATGGAAGAAGATCTTGGTGATTTTGAGGATGATGATATAGATGCTCAATTAGATGAATTGGAGGGCAGTCTGTGATGGAATACGCCAGTAAATACTACGATCCGGTAAAGCGGCATGAGTATTACATGAAACATCGACAATTAAAAGACCGCTCGCAGAGACAATCCACTGCATCCCTTAACGAAGAAGGAAAAATTGCTGCTAAAGAAGTAAAAAATGCGCTTACCGCTGAAAGAAAAGAGGCTTATGAAGCCATAAAAGAAGAAATGAATGAAAAAATTGATGCTCTTAGAAAACGCCTTAAGAACATGAGTCCTGAAAGACGTAAACGAGAAAGAGAAAAAATTAAAGAGGAGATTAAATCTCTTCGAACTGAAGCTAAAGAAAAGAAAGCTAAACTGAAGGAAGAGTATCAAGAAAAATATCTGCAAGAGCTCGATAAAATAAAGCAAGATGCATCTTTTGCTAAAGTTAAAAAGAGGAAAAAATAATGGCTGATTTAGGAGCTACTTTTACAGATGCTGAAATCGCAAAAACTGAAAAAGAGTTGAAAGCGGTTTATAATAAGGCATACAAAGATATTCTTCAAAAACAGAAAGATTTCAATGAAAAATATAAGATTAAAGAAGAGAAGAAATTAAAACAGGTAGCTTCTGGTCAAATAACTCAAGAAGAATTTGATCATTGGAAAAAAGGTCAGGTTTTTCAAGGTAAACAATGGGAAAATAAGAAGAAACAGATTCTCGGGACTATTTATAAAACCAATGAAGTTGCGACTGGAATTGTAAATGGAAAAACTCATAATGTATTTGCATTCAATGCTAATTATACTGCATATGATTTAGAGCATGGAGCCGGAGTTAACTTTGGCTTCGAGCTTTATGATGAGGCTACCGTAGTCAATCTTATTAAAAATGATCCTCAATTACTTCCTAAATGGAAGATAGATCAACCCAAAGATTATACCTGGAATCAGAAAAAACTTAATCGGCAAATAAACCTTGGAATCATTGAGGGTGAAAGTCTCGATAAAATTGCCAATCGTTTAGGCAATGCTCTTGTTACTCAAAATTTTAATAAGATGAGAACGTTTGCTCGTACTGCGATGACAGGAGCACAGAATTCAGGTCGTCAAATCCGTCTTGAAGAAGCAAAGGGCCTTGGGATTAAATTAAAGAAAGAATGGATGGCCACTCTTGATACGCATACTAGAATAAATCATAGAGAATTGGATGGTCAAAAAGTCGATACGGATAAAGAATTTGAAGTAGATGGAATGAAAATCCGCTATCCCGGTGATCCCCAGGCTCATCCGTCTATGGTCTATAATTGTCGTTGTACGATGGTAGGAGATCTTGAAAATTATCCTGCTACCTATGACCGATATGATAATATAGATGGAAAAAGAATTAAGGGGATGACTTATAAAGAATGGGAAGAGGCTAAGAAGAAAGGCGACGATATTTCTCCTATTCCTCTTACTTATTCAAAGAAAAATATTAAAAAAGATACTTTTAATGTAGTAGATGGAAAAAATATTTCAGAAACTTGGGTTCGTAGATCTGATCAATTTGATTTTGAAATTGAGGACGTTATAAATGCCCAAGGATTTGATGGATTGCCGAAGGTTGTCTCAGCAGAAGAGTTTGAAGAAGCTGTCAAGGCGGCAAACGGCGGAAATGGCTTTATTGCTCAGCGTACTTACTCAGCGCCAGACCGAGAGACACTTGATGCTTATAGGGATCAGCTTTATCATGGGAAATGGTATGTGGATTGCTCTACTGGTGGGGCACAATATGGTCAAGGAATGTATTGTGCAGCAGATTATAGCGGACAGTTGACGGATGGTATTAAAGAAGAAATGCGTCATTACGGGCAAATCGGTAGAAATAGATGTGGAGGAAGTGCACTCACTGAAGCTATCGGTAGATTAAAAATAGAAGCTATTTATGATGAAAACGGGGATTTAATTCCAAGAGATCAGGCAAAGGCAATACGTGATATGACTCCGAGTGAATTTGTTGAAAAATTTTCCAATAGATTTCCTGAGCTTAAAGATTTACATGATGCTGTATCATATACAGAAACATTTACTCTTGATCCAAGTGCAAAAATTATTTCTTACGATGATATTTTCCAAATGAAAGTCTCGTATCCGGAAAAAATAAGGGATCAATACAAAAATGCTTATTTGGAAGAACATGCTTCCATCCTTGGAGAGGATGGAATTGAATTTGCAAAACGAAATTTTGGTATTGATGGATACGAATTTGACTGGAAACGAATGAACGAGTTATACGGGAATATGAGTGACGAGGCTAAACAAATAGCTAACGCCGTAAGTCAAATTAGTGCACCAGATGAGGAAGTGTTCAAATATAACAGTATGGATTTAGGAGCATTCGCTGTTTTGAACGGTTATGATGCAATTAATGCTGTAGGACATGGCGCTTCTAGTTCATATACCGTAATATTAAATCGCACTAAAGTTATATTCAAAGGAGACTGATTATGATTAAATTTCGCAGGAATAAGGAAACTGGCGTATTAGAAGTCTGGGAGAATGGCGAAAAGGTTGGCGAAATTGTTACAATGGGAGATGAGATAGAATCCAGCAAGGAAATAAAACCGGTAGAAGGGAAGGCGCATTAATGGCTGGACTTAGTGGAAATGTCGGAGGAATTGAGATCACAAAAGACAACAGTAAAGAAGTGTTGGCTTCTCTTGAAGATCAAGGCGAAAAGATTCTTACCATGATTGGAATTAAGGCTGAGAAATACGCTAAAGCATTATGTCCTGTAGGTACGTCTGAAAGTACAGGTGTTAAAGGTTATCGAGGGGGAACTCTTCGAAATTCTATTACGTTTCAAGTTGAAAAAGGTAGTGGTGAAGTTGGAGTAGCAATTGGAACCAATGTTGAATATGCTCCATTTGTTGAACTTGGAACATTAGGTGGATTTGAAGGTCTTCCTCCTGAATGGGAATCTTTTGAAGCCCCTCCATTAAGTGGTCTTAAACAAGGTAAAGGAATTAAAGCAAAACATTTTCTTCGTGACGCGATTCAGAATCATATTCCTGAATATAAAGCTATTATAGAAAGTGAATTAAAAAATGCCTGAGCTTTTTGCTCAGGCATTTTATTTTATTATTAACATCTATCCATCCAAATTACATTTGCGTCAGATTTAGTTTTTGCAAACTCATCTGCTTCTTTTTTAGTATTGAATCCCATCATATACATGGGGCGTTTTCCCCATTTGGTATCAATAAAATTATATTCCACGAACCAAATTCTTGTGACTTTCTTCATTTTATTTTCTCCTCTCAAATGGTTGAGTATCATTTAGCTTACAAGTACATTATATAGCTTAACCTTTGGTTTGTACACTTATTTTTGTAGTTTTCACATCTGAATGTTGCACAAAATTTCCGCTAATTTATTGTGCAGTATTTACAGGGCTCAAATTTCATGATACAATCCTTATTAGAAGGTATAAAGAATCTTACCTGATAAAACTCAAAGGCGAAGAACAGCCCCGAAGAAAAGGAGAGTAGATTTATGGCATTAACAAGAGCATTTCTCAAAGGACTTGGCCTTACGGACGACCAGATGAGTGCAATTATTGAGGCTCATACGGATACGGTCGATGGGATCAAGAAGGACAGAGACAAGTACAAAGCTGACGCTGAAAAACTTCCTGACGTCCAAAAGGAACTGGACGACTTGAAGGCAGGATCTGATGATTGGAAAGGTAAGTACGAGAAGGAACATAAGGCCTTTGATGACTACAAGAAAGACGTTTCCGACAAAGAGACTAAAGCTAAAATTAAGGCTGCGTATAGAAAACTGCTTAAGGATGCCAACGTCGGTGAGAATCATCACGACTCGATTCTGAAAGTCACGGATTTCAGTACGATGAAACTTAATGAAGATGGCACTTTGGCCGATTCTGATAAACTGAATGAAGCGATTAAGAAAGATTGGAGTGGATTCATTGCCGTCAAAGATACAAGAGGAGCCGGCCCAGAAACTCCACCTGGAGGAAAGAAAACCGAGTCGCTTGGAAGGGCAGCTCAGCTTGCGAATCAGTATCATAACGGACTCTTTGGAAAGAATAAGGAGGAGTAAAAATGTCTTTTATTGGTGCAGGTCATCAGGGGCAGACCTATGCTCCTGGTTGGTTCCTTGTTAATAATGAGGATTGTTCCAGATTTACTAAGACCATTCCGCAATCTCTCGCTACTACTGAGGCGGATGGTACCAAGTATGTAAAGATGGGCACAGCGTTCCCGTCTAATGATGCAAATGCAACTGGCATTATCTATGAAGATGTTGATGTGACTTCTGGTGCTATGCCCGGATCTGTTGTCACTAAGGGTGAAGTTTATGAAGATCGACTCGCTGTTACTGGTGCTTCTTATGATGCGGTTACTCCAGTAACCGGCGACAATCCTGCTGAAAAAGGATGGTATGAAAGAAGCGGAAGTGCTGGCGCATATGTATATACGCTGACTGATGACACCACTGTCGCAGACGGTGTTACGTATTATGCAAAGAGCGACGTACGTCTTGCTTCTGCAGCAAAGACTGCGCTTGCAGCACTTGGATTTAAGTTTGTTGCGACTTCCCCCGCGGTGACACGGCCATACTAATAAGGAGGTGATCCTATGCCTAATGTGAATTGGGAACAAAATGTAATGGGAATGATTCCACGTACTGAGTGGATTGATGTAGGATTTAATGTTACTCGTCAAAACGATCCGATCGACGGTCTGTTTGGAGACCTTAAAACTGATAACCTCGTGGCTGAATGGGAGAATATTGCCGCTGAGTATCAGATTCCTATGATGGCTCAGTTCCATGCATTTGACACTGAGTCTCAGAAGACCTTCAGAATTCCAATCGATACGAAGAACATTGAAAAGGGTCTTATTAAGGTTAAGATTAATCAGTCTGAAAGACTGAGAGCTCTTATGAATAGAGGAGTTCAGAACAGCTCCGCCCTTTATGATTACGTTCTGAATGACGGAATTCGTCTTGCTGAGCAGGTCTTTACTAGATCTAAGGTCGCAAAGAACGAGCTGATGGCTACTGGTCAGGTAACCATTAAAGAGAATGATCTTGACCTCACGGTTGACTACGGCGTTCCGGCTTCTCATAAGGGTCTGACTTTCGACGTTGGCGCAGGAGCGACCGATGATCTTGCTTCTCAGATTCAAGACATTCTTGATGCTGCTGAAGCAGCCGGCATCACCATTACTGGTATCATGACTTCTAAGAGAAATCTTACGAAGATGAGGAATAATGCTGGCCTTCAGACGCTGATCAATGGTAACATTGGTGCGGGTCAGCTGATTAAGAACTCTGCTCTTAGGGCATATCTCGAGGAAGAGTTTGGAATCACCCAGATCGTAACCAATGATCTTACTTATGGTAAGAGTGCTACCATTGGTGCTGATGGTCGTCCGGTTGTTTCCTCTGCCAGATACTTCCCATCTGATAAGATTACGTTCTTTGCTTCTAACCCTGGTGGAAAGCTCGGAACTGGTCTTTGGGGAAATCCGCCTGAGGCAGACGATTTTGAGATTAAGGTCGGAGCTTCCGGTGTTTCTCCTTATGTTTGGGTGAGCCAGTGGTTTGAGCAGGATCCTCATGTTCTGTGGACTAAGGCATCTGCTCTGTATATGCCAGTTCTTTACAATCCTGATTCTCTGTGGATTGCTGATGTGACTGAAACCAATGAGTAAATGAGGTGATGAGATGCTGGAACAGGTTTTAGATTTTGTTCATAATTATTTTGTGAAAGAAGTTCATAAAGGAAGTTTCAGCATCTCAGATGAATCTCTTAATGTTGACTTTCTTCAAGAAGGTCAATACTTCAAGATCATTGGTTCTGTGTTCAATGACGGGGTCCACAAATTTGGGACTGGCACTCTCCAGAATGAAAATTTTGTGGGCGAAGTTTGGGCTATGGCCGTACCTCCTGCGGTCATAGCCCTTTCGGATGAGATAGATGATTGGATCGACAAATATGGCGATCAAGCCTCTAGTCCATATCAATCTGAATCATTTGGGGGATATTCTTATAGTAAAAAATCTTCAGGGGGTCAGTCTGGCGATGGTAATGCTGCTTCTGATTGGACTGGGATTTTCAGATCTCGTTTAAATCATTGGAGGAAAATATCATGAGTTTGTTATTGGACGCAATGGAAAAATGCGTCATGTTAAACAAAACTACTGTGCCGGACGGATACGGTGGAAGAGATGACGTATGGCAAGAAAGTGATTTTGAGTTTGATGCTGCAATAGTGTTTGATACCTCAATTGAAGCAAGGAGAGCGGAAGCTGAAGGAGTACGTAGTCTTTACACTGTTACTACTGAAAGAAAAATTACTCTTGAGTACCATGAAGTCTTTAAAAGACTAAGAGATGGAAAAATTTTTAGAGTTACTTCTGATGGGGATGATAAATATACTCCAAAGAGTGCGACTCTTGACATGAGACAAGTAACGGCCGAAGAATGGGAACTTCCGAGCAACAATGGATAAATCTCAAGCAATCCATGCCTTTTGGTCTCAATTTGGATTGACCGCATATGATGAAAATACGGTTCCTGACGATGCTGTCATGCCGTATATCACATATGAAGTCAGCATTGGCTCTTTGGATGATTTTATAAACATGACAGGGTCATTATGGTATAGATCTACTTCATGGAAAGAAATTACTCAAAAGGCAGATGAAATCGAAAGGACAGTGAATAGAAGAGGTTATTATATCTCTGATATAGATAACCAAGGGCATTTATATATTACTAAAGGAGTTCCTTTTTATCAAAGAATGTCAGATCCGGCCGATGATATGATAAGAAGAATTTACTTTAATTTAAATGCTGAATTTTTAAGTAATTAAAGGAGGATTTAATCATGGGACTTTATACTAAAGTTTCTGAGGACGCTTTTGATACTTTACAGCTTAATGTCGGCGTCCTGCTTTCTTCATTTGATCCTGCAAATCCGTATACTGCACCAGATGACGATGATATTATCGCTACGACTACTGGTGGAATTAATCCAACTTGTACACCGACTTACTCTGATTTCGGCGAAGATGTAGACAACGTTCCGAACAACATGATGGAATTCAAGCATCTTGATGGATGGGACTGTGCAATGGCATTTACTTCCATTAAGTTTAATGCGACAAATGTTGCATGGGCACTCGGTGCATCTGAAAGTACGGTCGTCGCTGCTGGAAATAATACGGCAGGATACACGAAGATCGTACCGCGCAGAAATGTTCAGCTTACTGACTATAAAGATCTTTGGTGGGTTGGAGATAAAGCAAATGGTGGTGCATTTGCCGTAAAACTTCTTAATGCTCTTTCTACCGGAGGACTTAATATTCAGAGTTCTAAAAACGGTAAAGGTACGAATCAAATGACTATTACTGGACACGTTTCCATTGCACATCAGGATACTATGCCGATGGAGTTTTATGATATTGAACCGCAGGAGTAAATAAATGGAAAGAACAAACGAAGAAATTTTAGATTTATTTGCTGATCTTATAGACCCTTGCTCAGAAATAATGGGTGATAAAGAGTTAGCAACTCTGATTAAGAATGGGGAATCTAAAGCTAAAATAGCTAGTATGGCCATTAGAAATCATAAGAAGTCAATTATTACTATTTTGGCTATGATTGATGGAAAAGATCCTAATGAATATAAAATTAATATTCTTCTTCTTCCAATAAAAGTTATTTCGTTTTTAAATGGCCCAGAGGTAGAAGAGCTTTTTCCATCGCAGGGTCAGAAGAAAAGCGGACCATCTTCTGGCTCTGCTATGGAGAATATAACGGTAGTCGAAAATTAAAGCCGTTTTTACGGTATTTTAAGGCACGCGAACGGCAATGGTTGGATGAGTTCTCGTGCCGAATTTATATTACTGATTCTTTAAAAGCAATTTCTGAAAATACTTCAAGATTATTTGGTGGAACAAGCGTACAAAATCGATATATAGATGTTATACGACCTACGACTACTGAAAAAATTGAAGAAGATCCGCGAAGCTGTGAAGAAATTGCGCATGATATTTGGGATAGAATAAGAAGGAAAGGAGGTAATGACGATGGACTTAATGGCACTGGTAGCAAGATTGACCCTTGATTCCAGCGAATATGAGCAAGGAATTAATAGGGCTGGCGGCGTAGTTAGCGCATTAGGAAAGGGAATAACTACTGCTATGGGCTTGGGCGCTGCGGCAGTCGGAGCAGCGACTACTGCTGTTATTGGTCTTGCCGGCGCTTCTGCTAATGGATATGCAGAAATTGAACAACTTAGGGGCGGAGTAAAAAAGTTGTTCGGTGATCAAGATGCTCAGACAGTCATAAAAAATGCTAATAACGCATTTATGACGGCTGGTCAGTCTGCTCAGCAATATATAGATCAAGTTACCTCTTTTTCTGCTGCTCTTATAGGTTCTTTGGGTGGAGATACAGCTGCCGCTGCAGAAAAAGCAGACGTCGCGATGAGAGCCATCGCAGACAACTTTAATACTTTTGGCGGTGATATTTCAGGAATTCAAAATGCATTTCAAGGTTTCGCGAAGCAAAATTACACCATGCTTGATAACCTTAAATTAGGTTATGGCGGAACTAAGACTGAGATGGAGCGCTTGATCGCTGATGCGAATGATTATGCTAAAAGCATCGGTCAAGCATCTGATCTTTCTATAGATTCCTTTGCAGATGTAGTCACCGCTATAGATTTAGTTCAACAAAAGCAAAATATTGCCGGCACAACATCCAACGAGGCTATGACCACCGTAGCAGGCTCAATCGGAATGGTGAAAGCAGCTTGGGAAAATCTAGTAACTGGATTTTCTGATCCGGAAGCTAATCTTGAAGAATTGATTTCTCAAGTAGTAGAAAGTGCAGAATATGCATTTGAAAATTTCATTCCGGTTTTAGAGCAAGGATTGGAAGGAATTGGATCGTTCGTAGAGCAAATGGGTCCAATAATTGCTGAAAAACTTCCTGAATTAGTGGATACCGTTTTGCCGTCTGCTATAAATGCAGCGATATCGTTGATTGGTAGTGTAGCGGCTACACTACCAAGTTTGGCTCAAACGCTCGTCAATACTTTACGAGATGCCATTGTCACGTATGGGCCAGGTTTAATAGATACTGGAAAAAATATAATTTCTAATATTGGCAATGGCATCATACAAAATGCTCCAAATATAGCAAATCTTATTGGGAATGTGATTGATAACGCGAAAACTTTTATAGAAACTCAGCTTCCAGAGTTTCTAAATAAAGGCGTCGACATGATCCTCAATATGGCCAATGGTTTGATGCAGAGTGCTCCTAATGTTATTACTAATATCGGCAGTATCCTTAACAAACTGTTAGAAGCGTTAATTGCTGCTGTTCCAGTTGTTCTTGAGGCGGGCGTCAAACTGATTATCGGTCTGGCACAAGGAATAGTACAGAGTCTTCCTGAGATCATAGTTGCAGCTCAGCAGGTTGTAATGCAACTCTTATCTACCATTTCTGAACATCTACCCGAATTGCTTGCTAAGGGTATTGAATTAATCGCCCAACTTGTAGCAGGTATTATACAAGCTATACCGAATGTAGTCAGCGGTGTTAATCAGGTTGTCGATAACATTAAACAGATTTTTACTGGTATGAAAGAAAAGGCACTCACTTGGGGCAAGGACATGATCCAGGGATTCGCTGATGGTATCAAAAATGGTATCAAACTGGTGGGTGATGCAGTTGGCAAAGTAGCTGAAAAAGCAAGTAGCTTGCTACACTTCTCGCGTCCTGACGAAGGTCCGCTGAGGTACTATGAGCAGTGGATGCCTGATTTCATGAAGGGCCTTGCCAGTGGTATCGAAAGCAATATGTGGCGTATAGAGGACGCTATGACTGGGGTAGCAGGGTTAATGGCTGTTAATCCAGATGCTTCTTCTATAGGTATGGTTGGTGGTACGTTTGCTCCAGTAATTAGTGTAAACATATATCCCACTGAAAATCAGGATGCAGAGGAAGTTGGTCAAGCGGCAGTAGATGAGGTAAACAGACAAATCCAGTCGCTGAGAGGAGTGTGGGGACATGCGTAATTATTTCAATTCGTTCTTCAACTTCTTTGAGTTTGACGGAAAACCATCTACTGATTTTGGCATGCTGGTCTTTAGTCATGGACAATATTCTGATCCGGAACCAAATGAAACTGAAGCCCGCGTCCCAGGAATGAACGGCGTTCTCCATTTTTGGGATGGTACTTTCAGTGATGTAAGTATCTCTTATTCTGTGATGGTTAAGGGAAAAGATGCGATTGAAGTTAGAGAAAAAGTTGAACGCATGAGAGCTTGGCTTTTATCTAAACGTAAGTATTGCAGGTTGCAAGATACGCTTCACCCTGATTACTATCGTATGGGGATTTATAGCGGTAAATCTGATGTTGAATACTCAGAGAACGAGCAGATGGGAAAGCTCCAGATCGAATTCCAGTGCAAATCGCAGAAATTTTTAAAGAGCGGAGAAATTCCGATCATTCTGACTTCTGCTTCTTCAGTGCTATATAATAGCACGGATTTTGCGGCAAAGCCCTTAATTCGAGTTTATGGTTCCGGTACAATAACGATAGCAGGGATTTCCGTGTCTGTAACTGAAGTGTCGGGGTATGCTGATATCGATTGCGAATTGCAAGAGGTTGAGGGATACAATGATAAGACAACACTTCAAAACGGTAAGTTCCCTGTTCTTGATCCGGGTGAATCACAAATCAGTTATACGGGCTTCTCAAAGGTTGAAATTTCTCCGAGGTGGTGGACACTATGATGCCAGTCTTGTTTAGGGCGAACAGTACAAGTTTTAGCACAAATGGCGTAGGAAGAATTATGCCTATTTCCTGTACTGTTACCGAGGAGCGAAACTCGATCTTTGAACTCGATATGACCGCAAAGATCGGGTGTAAGCATTTTGAGGACATTAAGCAATCCGCAATCGTGCTTGCGAAACCATCACCCGGAAGAAATCCACAGCCTTTCAGGATTTATTATGTTTCTCGCCCAATCAATGGGAAAGTAAAAGTTAAGGCAGAGCATTTGTCCTATCAGTTAAATTACATCCCCGTGATGCCGTTCAGCACTGTGAATGGAGTGCAGAATGCGTTAAATGGATTTAAGGTGAATGCCGCTGAATCTTGTCCTTTTACTTTCTGGACAGATATAAGCTCAAGCTCTTCTTATTCTATTTCAGCGCCTGAATCAATTAGACATTATTTGGGTGGAGTTCGTGGAAGCATTCTTGATGTGTTCGGTGGTGAGTATGAATGGGACGTGTATTCAGTAAAGCTCCATAAGTCGAGAGGTAAGGCACGTAATGCGACTTTGCGATATGGAAAGAATATCACCGATCTCAGGCAAGAAGAAAACATTGCGAACACTTTTACTGGCGTATGCCCATATTGGCAGAGCACAGAAGGACAGCTTGTCACATTGCCAGAAAAAGTAATTCATTCAGCGAATGCAGGAAACTTTCCATTCCAAAGAACCATTACTAAGGATTTCTCCGACAAATTTGATAATGCGCCTACTGAAGCACAGTTAAGAGCGTACACTCAAAGCTATGTCGGATCGTCTGGTGTGGGAATCCCCAGTGTAAGTATTGACGTATCCTTTATTGATCTTGCTCAAACAGAAGAATATAAAGACTTGTTTTCATTACAAGAGGTAGAATTATGCGATACAATAAATGTGGAATTTCCTGAACTTGGGGTTAGTACCACTGAAAAAATCACAAAGACTGTCTACGACGTTCTGGCCGAAAGATATACGAAGATCGGAGTTGGTGACGTTCGTTCAAGCCTTGCGAAAACTATCGAGGAACAGATTGATACCGTTTCTTACATGCCTACTGCAGAAGAGGTTCAGAGGGGTCTTGATCGCGCTACTGGGACATTAAATGCAGGACGCAGAGGACATGTGGTTATTAACCGCAACTCCGAAGGATATGCTAACGAAATACTTTTTCTCGATAATGAGAATCTTGCCTTAGCGCATAATGTTCTCCGTATCAATATGAATGGTATCGGATTCAGTTCCACTGGTTATCATGGACCATATTACCAGTCTTGGACACTTGATGGGCATTTTGCTCTTGGTGGAGTTAACAACGCATTTGGCGATTTTGAAATCCTTGATGCAAACGGTAGACCATTGGGTGAATGGGACAAAGATGGGTTGAAGTTCTACGACTCGGCTCAGCATATACTAATGCTCCTAAACCACACAGGTCTTTTTCTTCGTGATGCTAACGGGAACACGGTCGCACAGATGACAGCGGACGGCCTGAATATCTACAAGGGAACGATCAGCGGAGTTACCATCGACATTGCAAGGGGTAACAACATTGGCCTATACTGTGACGGTAGCAGATTCCAATTTGGAGATTTTGAAGTCAACGATGATTACGGAAGACAAATTTTGGAATCAACGGATGAAATGACAGGGATGGGAGGTGAACCCGATGACGAAGGAGGCCTATATCTTTGGGCGGGGTACCATGATGATGGTGACTATCGTTTCGTGGTAAATGAAGCAGGTGCATATGTTATGTATAACGGTCAACCATATAATATTGGACAGACGCTTGAATATATTCTTGAAAACTGTTGTAATGGTGGCGGTGGCTGTGATGATTGCGACAGTTATGGATGTGATGATGAAGACTGTCCCGGTTATGGTGGCGAGGGGTGCATTCCTGAAAGCGCGCCATGTGTTACAGAACCATGTAGTAGTGAAGGCGGTTGCGGGCCGTGTGACACAGAAGAAAGTGGATGTGATTCCTGTGATAGCGAACCTTGTGATAGTGAACAATGTGGTCCGGGAGACGGATTATGATTAAAGTATTAAATGCACCGAATGGTTTTATGACGCTTCTGGGTGTTCAGCATCCGGAACCGGGTGTTACATATAAAGAGAATCCATTCCTGATCAAAGAAGGGAATGCATGGTACAACCCACTGACGGGCGAAGCAATCTATGTAAATGATCCTGTGAAAGAGCGGGTTCGTTTGGTCAGGAAGTGGTTTTATGTCCCGCAGGACTTTGATCCAAAGTCTGCGGCCCACATCATCAGACAGAAGATATTTACAAATCGTGCCATGCCAGTGAAACGTGGGAAGACATCCTATGTGATTTTTACCACCACCGCATGCAATGCATCCTGCGTCTACTGTTTTGAAAAAGGTATGAAGGTGGTGACCATGTCGGATGAGGTTGCTCTGGATGTAGCTAAGTATATCGAAAAGACCAGACTTGGCAAGGTACGGTTAAAGTGGTTTGGTGGTGAACCTTTAGTAAACACTAAAGCCATCGATATTATCACGGAATATCTTATTCAGCAACGGGTTGAATTTCAAAGTGACTTAACTACTAATGGTGACTTACTGGATCGCATTTCAGATGAAACACTAATTGACAAATGGCATGTTAGCACTGTTCAGCTTACGTTGGATGATATTGGTGAAAGGTATGTAGAGTATAAAGGACTGGATTCAAAGGCATTTGATAGACTATATGAAAGCGTGAAACGTATTACTAATCTTGGTATACGTGTGAGTATTCGGGTCCACTATCATTCAGATCAGGGTCTTTTACCCTGTTTTCGCGTTGTTGATGCATTCAGTGGTATGAAGCGTGTCAGCATGTATGGCAGGATCATCTACAAGACGGAAAGTCCTGATGACTATGAGAATCTGCTGAAACTGGAGGACTACATGCACGAACGTGGCGTGTTTTCCCATACCTTCCCAAAGCGCGGAAGGGGGACGCACTGTATGGGCGATAATAATCGATTAGCATGTATTACTCCAGATGGTCATCTATCGCCGTGCGAGCATTATGCTTATGGCGAGACGTACGGATCCATTTATGACAGAAAACGGGATGGTGATATGTTGGCAGAATGGCAACTGCGGGAAAAGCACTTGTGCGACTGTGGCAACTGCCCATTGTATCCGTCCTGCGAAAAACTAATGATGTGTCCCGCTGAGGGTGACTGTACTAAGGGGTACAAGGAATATCAGATTCAGGGTATCCACAGAGCATTGCGGGATAGTGTCATAAAGATGCAAGTATCAAATACGAAAACCATCAACAAAAGTACAGACCCGCAAACAGTTTGCGGGGTGTGCTGAATAGTGAGGTGATGCCATATGATTACTACACAGTATATCAATCTTAACATGGTGCCGTCCGGGGTCCTTCCTATACTATATATGTCACAGTATGATGTCGGAAGGCCGCTTGGTATGGTGGTCTATAACGGCGGCGAAGCGGTTGATCTTGATACATACACATGCACCATCGAGGCAACAAGGACGGACGGCACGCCGATCACGGCCGCAGTTACCACAGATGACAATATCGGTGCTTTTGTGACCACGGCGACTATGACGAACAAGAAGGACAAGTACCTTGCGAAGCTCGTCCTCTTTGACAGCAACAGCCGCCGGGTGGCATCCCTTGCATTTGTTATGTGCGTCACACCGGCAACGATGGACGAAAATGCGGAAAGCATCGAAGAGGACGTGTCACTGTATCAGCAGTATACCGGGACTGTACAGACTTTAATTGCTGATATTAGGTCACAGCTTACTGATTTAAAGAACCAGTTAGCCGGGAATCCATATCAAATGCCATATATAAAAGGGGATGGGTCTGGTGTGGCATGGCAAGATGCATTTGTCACTCCTGAGATGTTTGGGGCAGTTGGTGATGGTGTAACAGATGATTCTGCCGCATTACAAGCGGCTATTGACAGCGGTAGAAGCGTATTCCTGCCTGATGGAACATATTTGATCGGGAGCACGGTCACGATCAGTTCCAATGTAACAATTTTCGGAAGCCGGGATAAATCTGTCCTTAAGTTTACCGGGGACGGAGTGCTCACTACTAATGGCAATCTCTGCAATGTGAGGCTGAATTCTTTTGCGGTGTATGTCAGCAAAGCGAGCGGGAATGCTATCGAAATCATCAGGGAAAATACTGTTGTTGCGGAAAGTGCGCTGAGAATCACCTGTGTCGATTTCATTTTTGACAATTCCCTGACAGGGTCCACCGCAAATATGCTTTACCTCTATGGAGTAAGGGAAGGTATTATTTCCAACTGCTTTTTCTGTGGTGATACCGCAACTGCGGTATCGGGTATATCAGCAATTTATGCGGTAGGCGACTCAACGCATCTGACGATGAATATTAGCATTTCGGAGTGCGTTTTTACCTATGTCGGCTATGCTATAAATGCGGTTGCAGAAGAGGGCAATGCTAGATATCTTGCAGGGTTTCGCATTGCCAACAACACTATGATCGGATGCGGTTATGGAGTGCGGTGCATCTTTTTTGACACTCCGACAATAATCTACAACATGATCGACTACTGCGGTGTACCGATTTACTGTGGAGCATCAAGTAATGCCACTATTACTGGCAACTACTTGCAGACCGAGGAAGAGGGTGCTTGTCTTGTCGTTGAAAATCTTTCGTCCATAGGCGCTCAAAACATTATAAATATTTCGGACAACATCATCCATTCCTCTAATGCAGACATCGGGTCGGCATCAACTATTACAGACGGCATTCAACTTATCGGATATGATTCTCCGCTTATCATTAGATATGTCACCATTCGCGGTAACGCCATTTACAGGGTAAGGTATGCGGTTGTCCTTACTAATGTTAAGTATGCAAATATCGCAGATAACCATGTTTTCTACGCAACCCGCCTTGTCGCAAATAGCAATGCAGAATCTATTCGCATCCACGACAATTATGTACAAAGCGATGTTACGAGTTTTGCCACCAGTATCGGCACAATGTGGGATGTCGCACAGAATCAGTGGGGAGGTCGGTATACGGGTGGCGTGGCGAGTGGCACGCAGGAATATACAGTTGCCGCAGGAAGTTCAAAATCATATGACATTACATTTAGCGGTAGCGGTCACGTTTACTACAGCGTCCCTGCGGTGAGCGTTGCATTTAAGGACGTTGGCACAACGTGGGAAGGGATGTATCTTGCAATCACATCTGTCTCAATGACCGGATTTACCGTAAAGGTAATAAATTCCGGGAGCGCGTCGCATACTAATGTTATCAGGTGGACAGCAATCGGGTAATACAAAAACAGATCACGCGGCAAACCGCTGGGTGACCTGATCGCCATTAATTAAAGGACACTTGCCATGAAATATGAATTTCCAGAAGAGTTTTTACACACGCTGGGCGATCTACTTGGCTTTTGTGCCGAAAAAGAACGGATACATTAGAGATTACCTTTGACAATCCTGAAAAATATGGCTTCAAGTGGTCGGTAGAAATGACATTTAAGGTTGATTCCAAATCAGAAAAGCTGAGTAAGCAATAGGATGTGTATCTGTCCTGATGTGGTATAATCATCTCAAAAGGGGGTGACGGGAGTATGATTGAACAGCGGTGCAAACGATGCAAATGGCATGTTGACTACCAATCATACCAGTGGTGCAATCGACATGACACAGTATTACCCAAAGAACCATGCAAGTTTTTTGCGAAATTGCATCTTAACAAATGCACGAAGGAACGGACGAAATCTGACGAATAGGACACTATTCGTCAGCGAGAAAGGGGAATCATGGGAAGCGGCGGACCGACAGTATTTTAATCGTCAGTAAGTAAGGGACATCCCGCCGAGCCAAAGCCCTTGACCGAGGCTGTAAGTATCGGACGGTGCGGGATATGCCGTGGCTGTTGGTAGAGCGGCTTGGTCACGGTAAGTTATTTACAAAACTTTCAAAATGATTTAAAATATTAAAGAAAAGGAGTGACAGATGGAATATATTCCACTTCTCATATCCGGTTTAGCGCTGTTGTTTTCGGCGTATCAATTTGTCAAGGCAAGTGAGAAAGAAGACACTACGCAGATCACAACAGTGCTAATCAAGTTAGAGGGTATTGCAGATGGTATCGCAGAAATTAAAGCAGACATGAAGAACGTAAAAACCGATGTCCGTCAGCTTTATGAGAGGATGGCAAAGGTCGAAGCATCTGTTAGCTCTGCACACAAAAGAATTGATTCAGTAAAGGAGGAAATCAAATGAACATTGACTGGAAGAGAAAACTTACGAGCAGGAAGCTGTGGGCGGCAGTTGCGGGATTCGTGTCCGGGTTGATGATTTACTTTGGACGTTCTGAATCCGAAGCAACTCAGGTTGCATCGCTTATTATGATGGGTGCATCTGTGGTTGCTTACTGTGTGGGCGAAGGGCTGGCTGACAACGGTAACGGAACTATCTATATTCCCGAAGCAGGAGAGATTAAGGATGAACAGTAATTACGAAAAAGGCAAGAAACTTCTCAGGGGCGGATACACTCAGTATACTCCTGACGGTAAAGCTAATTTTGTAAAGGCAGGCGTGTATGGAAAGCTCCCTAAAAAGGGGGCTTTCCAGTATAACTATGTTGCGTCTAAGGGCAGAGTCGGACACGTTGCTGTTGTGGTCGATTGTACTATCGACTACGACAAAAGAGTGTTCACGGCATGGACAATCGAAGGAAATACCAATTCTCAGGAATGGCAGTCCAATGGCGGGATGGTAGCGAAAAAAGTCTACCGTGATGTTCCGTTTGATTCTGTGGGGAAGGGAACTGGAAGCCATATTGACGGCTTTGGTTATCCTGATTTCGGAAATGATACATGTACGGCGGATGAGTTTATCGAAGTCCTGACGAAAGAAAACGGGTATATCGAAAAACGTAACTCTGAGGAAAACGGCGATACTCAGCGTAACGCTACCGAATACGAAAAGACTGTTAACAAGGGCATAAACAATTACACAAAATACGGGAACTGGATGGGCTGTAATGGTGTTCAGTGGTGTGCACAGTATGTGTCGTGGGCGACATGGCTTGCGTGTAAAAAACACTCTGAGAAGATTAAAACCGGATGGTGCAATGACGGCTATGAATGGTACTATCAGATAGACGGTGTATTCGCAAAAGACCAGTGGCTTTACATTGATAACCGTTGGTATGCCTTTGATGGGGCAGGACACATGGTCACAGGATGGTTTCTGTCTGAAGACGAATGGTACTATCTCAACCCGGAGGACGGGGCGATGCTGAACGATCAGTGGCTTGAATATCACGG